CGCAACAAAAGCGGAGAGATGGTCGAGTGGTCGAAGGCGCCACATTGGAAATGTGGTGATGGGCAACTATCCGAGGGTTCGAATCCCTCTCTCTCCGCCATTTTTTTTGCCCTTTTACCTCAAAATGCAGTTTGATTGGAAAGAATGGGATAAATCCTGTATGTCAAATTGTATGACAAGCATTTCTTTGCTGCGGAAAGTTCCCTGGTCAATATGATCTGGACTTTCCGCTTTTTTTATCCCTTGATTGATTTTCATAACAAAATGGGTAATCTTTACTCTTTGAGAAATAAACTGCCATAAATAGTATGTGAACAGTACATCTCGCGCGCGCGTGGATGGTTCTATTTTCCCTTATACGAATTGCCAAAGGTATCTACGCAATATCCAAACATATAATAAAATGGCGTTGCTTTGGGCTTGTTTTTAAGCAAGAATCTATCTCCCCTCAAATTCTGTTGCAATATTTCAAACGCAAATTTCCTATATTATACCATAAGCGAACATAGAAGTAGCCTATCTTCTCATAGGATGGGGCGATAGGCTGGCGTGGTCATTTTTTTACAGGAGTGTTTGAAATATGTTATTTTTTGGAAGGTGGCGCAGATGAATGATGTGATTCCATTTGTTGAAAATGCAGCCTATACCGCTGCGCAGGTTGCAAAAATTATTCACCGGAATACAAAAACTGTACGCGATATGTGCAAACGCGGCGTGATCGCTGCACGGATGGATCGTGGCGGATATCTGATTACCGGTTGGGCTTTGCGCGCGTATCTCGAAAATAGAAGCGTTGTAAACGATAATTCCGCGTTTGTCAAATAAAATTCTCTGAAAAAGTTGAAAATAGTTATATCCCCTTGTCAATAAGGGGTAAAATCTTTTGAAATATTGCAAAAAGGGTATTTAATGAATAAAGAACGGAAAAAAATGGGGCGTCCCAGAAAAGCGGAAAACTGGACTGCTCCGCTTCTTAATGAACGCGCCAGAGAATATTTTGAAAAATGCGATTCCAGGACAAAACTTGTTCCAGTGCCAAAGGTCGGAATGGTTTCTGCTCCAGATCCTGAACCTTACTCCATTGAAGGGTTGTGTGATTATCTGGATATTACGCGGCATGAATTTTATGCCTGGCGCAAGAAAAATGATGCTCTTGGTGTTCGGGCGCAGAAAATTCACAACAAAATAACCGCAAACAGAATCACCGGCGCGCTGGATGGCAGGCAAAATGCGTCTTTCGCTCAATTCCTACTGAAAAACAATAATCCGGAAGATTATAAAGAAAAGGTCGAAGTTGAAAATACTATATCGGAGCGTGCTGCTTCTATGTTTGATAAATGGAGTGAACTATGGGAGCGCAAATAGGTTCGTGGAAATGGCGGCTGAATAATCTCTATCATATTGTCAATGAACAGGGACAGGATTGTTTGTTTTCAATGCGCAGCGCACAGGAACGCTTCTTTGATGCCATGCACTATTACAACATCGTCCTGAAAGCACGGCAGTTGGGATTTACAACTCTGATTGATTTGATTGGGCTTGATATGGTGCTTTTTAGGAAGAATTTTACGGCTGTTATTATCGCTGAAACAAAGGAAAAGGCAGCAGATATTTTTGAACGGAAGGTTATTTATCCTTATGAGCATTTGCCGCAGGAATTGAAAGACTGGTGTCCGGTAAGTACGCAAAGTAAAGATGGCGAAATGACTTTTGGCAATGGCAGCATGATTAAAGTTATGGTATCTGCCCGTTCAGGAACTTGCCAGTTTCTTCATGTTTCAGAATATGGACCGGTGTGTGCCAAGCAACCGGCAAAAGCGCGGGAAGTCAAAACCGGTTCTTTCCCTGCTGTTCATGCCGGAGGGTATTGCTTTGTGGAATCAACTGCTATGGGGAATAGCGGGTATTTTTATGACATGGTACAGGATGCCAACTCAAAAAGACTTACCGGCAGAAAACTTTCCAGTCAGGAATTTATGCTGCACTTTTTCCCCTGGCACGAAAATAAAGAATATGTGGCTAATCCGGAATCGGTAGTTGTTCCTTCCCGGCTTCTTAATTATTTTGATGAATTGTATTGCAAACACGGTATTGCGCTTTCGGAAGAGCAGATGGCGTGGTATACCATCCAGGAGAATACGCTGCACGAAGATATGTGGGCGGAGTTCCCTTCTTATGTTGATGAAGCATTTAAGGTGGCGCAGGATGGTTCTTATTATGCCAGGGCTTTTCAGGATATTTACCGGACTAACAGGATTTGTTCTGTTCCGTACGATACAAATTTACTTGTTTATACAGCATGGGACTTGGGGATGAGCGATGAAACAAGTATTTGGTTTTTCCAGTTCTACGGAAAAGAAATCCGTGTCATTGATTTTTATTCAAATAATGGTGAAGGTCTGGCGCATTATGCCGCTGTGCTGCGTGAAAAAGGATATAAATATGCCAGGCATTTTGCCCCGCATGATATAGCGGTACGGGAACTTTCATCCGGTGTATCCAGAATGGAAACTGCAAGAAAACTCGGTATCAATTTTGACCGTATCCCAACAAATAAAGATCTTATGGGCGGCATAGAAAACAGCAGGGAGATGCTTGGGTATTGCTGGTTCGATGAAGTTAAAACAGATCAGGGAAGAAAATGCTTGGAGAGTTATAAAAAAGAATGGGACGAAAAGCACGCTGTTTATAAATCACAGCCGCTGCATGATTGGAGTTCTCACGGCGCAGATGCTTTCCGTACAGGAGCGCAGGCGTGGAAAATGGGGCTTTGCGGGGAAAGTATTGCTGCCGGAAACAGATTCCGGGTGTCTGGCGGGTTGAAGAGAATATGAAAGTCAATTTTGAAAAGGTCATTATTCCATGTGTGGTTAATGATATTACGCTTTGGCACTTGGAGCATGGTTTTCTGTGGGATGTTGTTGAAGTACCTTCAGGACGCAGGATTGCGGTATTTTTCTGTACGCTGCTTTGCGGAGATGGTCTGATAGTTCATTTTGATTCTGTTGAAAATATTGAAATTTCCCCGGCTTCGGTTTTTTCTGCAATGCGCAAAGGCGTGCGGATGATTCGGGAATATGGAAATGTTGTTTATGCAACGATTCCTGCTGAAAAATCAACATTGATTCGCTGTGCTTGCCGTCTTGGATTTGATGTTGTGGAGGCAGGTGGTTTTTTAAGGGATGGCAAGGAAATTGTATTATTGAAATATTTCAAGGGCAAATCGGCTATATTAGATAACAGAAATACTCAAAACCTCTTAACAAGAAAGGATGTATTATGAGTTCCAGCAAAGCACCGAAAACAACTGCAAAGATGCCGGACGATCCGGATCCTACGCCGCTTTCAACGGCAGATCCTACGCCGGAAGTCCAGGGCGCAGCACGATCTGAAAGGAAAAAGGCTGCCAAATCTTACGGGAGGCAGCAAACAATCCTTGCGGGTAACGCCAATCAATCCCAGAATAATACGGAAAAGAAAACGATACTTGGGGGGTAAGTATGGATTCGGAAAAAATCATACAGCGTTATTCCTCTTTGAAATCGCTGCGGGATGGTTACTGGCTTTCTGTGTGGCGCGAAGTTCGGCAATATGTTATGCCGACATATTCTGATTATCTTACCGAAGGCGGCGCGCGCGGGCAGAATATCTTTGATACGACTGCCATTGAAGCACGGAAGCGTTTGGCTGCCGGTATGTATAACTGGATGGCTCCCCCGGATAAAAGATGGTTTGAAATTGTCCCGCAGGATGATGAACTTGCCAAAGATGATGAAGTGAATGACTATTTTTCACAAGTAACTAAAATCATTGCTTTTGCAATGGCAAATTCCAACTGGTCAACGGTATTGATTCAGGTTCTCAATAATCTTGCCTGCGGATTGGATGGAATTGTCTATTGCGAAGATGGCGGGAAATACAGTGTATTGAATTTCAAGAGTTTCCCGGTTGAAACAGTTTGTTATGCTGAAAACTCGCGCGGTCGCGTTGATACTGTTTTTCGGGAACTTGCTATGACCAGCAGACAACTCCTGCAAGAGTTCAGCAATGATAAGTTGCCGGAGAAAATCCGCCAGGAAGCCAACGATCCAAAGCAGCAGGATAAAAAGCATCAGATATTACATGCTGTATTCCCCAGAAAAAATCGGGATGTGGATGCGCTTGATAATAAAAATATGCCGTTCGCAGATGTGTATATTGAGCTGGAAAGCAAGCAGATCATTTATGAATCAGGTTTTGAAGAGTATCCGTTTGCGGTTTGCCGGTTTGACAAATCGGATAATGAAACTTACGGACGGGGTCCCGGAATTGATATGCTGCCTTCAATCAAAATGCTCAACCGTATGCAGCAGGCGTATATTATTTCTGCGGAACATCGGGCGGATCCAACATGGCTTGTCCCGGACGGATCTCTTATGTCCAAAGATTTTGACAAAAATCCCGGTGCGGTCATTCCTTATAAACCGGATCTGAACAGCGCAAAGCCTGAAATGCTTCCGGTCGCTGGTAACGGGATGAAAGAATTTCAGGACATTAAAGAAGTTCAGCAGACGATCAAAACTGGTTTTTTCTGGGATATTTTTGATCCGTTGGGAGATCTTAAACAAATCACTGCAACGGAAGCTGAAATTCGTAATGATGGCAAAATGATCCCGTTTGCGCCTATTGCCGGAAATCTTCATTCTGAACTTTTCCGCGTGGTGATCCACCGGGTTTTCGGGATCGTTTCCCGGCGCGGGATGTTGCCGGATCCTCCGCAAAAACTTTTGGATAATCCAGACTATAAAGTTGAGTTTGTTTCCAAGATTGCCCTTTCTATCAAAAAGATTGAAAGTTTGGGATGGCTGCAAACTGAAGCGGCGATTGCCAATGTCGCAGCGCGGAATCCTGCTGTCATGGATAACTTTCTCGATGATGAAATCGTCCGGGATATTTCGCTCGTCAACGGTTCAAGTCCCGGTTGGCTGCGCAGCGTAAAGGAACGCGATCAGATCCGTGCGGAACGGGCGCAGGCGCAGCAGCAGCAGATGGCGGCAGAAGAAATGCTTGCCGGTGCCGGTGTCCTCGGAAACAATTTGAGTAAGGCTCCGGAAAAGGGAAGTCCTCTTGATGCTATTATGAGTAATACGGGGGTATGATGGATCCGGATAAAAAAAGGTACTATTTTCAAAAAGTCTTTTGTTCCGATGAAGGGCAAAAGGTTTTGGAACTGCTGGCAGAATTTGCCCGCGCGGATGAGGCGGAATACTGCCAGGATCCCCGTAAGGATGCTTACTTGCAAGGACGCAGAAGCGTTATAATGGAAATTCGCAACACAATAAAGGAAAAACAAAATGACTAATGATTACACAATGGAAGGGCGGCAGATTTTTTCCGTAAAGGGGAAATTGGTTGCAACCTTAAATGACGATGGTGTGCCTGTTATGGCTCCCGGCATGGCGGGTCCCCATAGTGCCGGAGTGAAAAAGTTTTTGGAGGAAAAAGTAAAATCAGCACTGGATTTTATTGAAGATCCTGCGGCAGTTGTTAAGGATAATTTAACAACTGAAAATCCGGCACCGAAGCAGAAGGAGTTAAAATCTGATGAAGTTGAAGAATCAAAAGAATTCTGGGAAATTTCAACAATTCCGGAAGATCTTTTACCGCCTTTTTCAAAACAATTCGGCGTAAATACTCCCGGTTTTATGGACTATGTAAAGCAGCATAAACTTTCCGAAGCGCAAGTCGCGGCTTTGGTGAAAAGATTGTCAAAATAAAGGAAAACATTATGGCAGAAGAAAACATTTTAGGCGGTGGCGCAGAATCTGCGCCGGTCAATCAGGAACAGACTGTTGTCCCGGAACAGCAGCAGCAACAGCAACAGCAGCAGGCAACTTTTGACTATTCAAAGATGCTGACTGCGGAAGGCGGACTTGCGGATAACTGGAAAGAGGCTCTTCCGGAAAATATCCGGAATGAGAAATGTCTGGATAATATCAAAACTTTCGGAACTCTTGCGCAAAGTTATGTTCACAGTCAAAAAGCGATGGGAGCCAAACGCCTTGCCGTTCCCGGCGAAACATCAACCCCAGAGGAATGGAACGATTTTTACAAGGCTCTCGGCAGACCGGATGCCGAAGGGGATTATAAACATGATTCTGTTGAACTGCCGGAGGGGATCACTCTGGATGATGAGGCTGTTGCGGAGTTTCGCAAGTTCGCTTTTGAACACGGAATGAATCAGAAAACTTTTGAAGCGGCTTTAGCTTTCGATGTTAAACGGAGTCATGCGGCTTTCCAAAAAGAACTTGAGGCGCATAATGCTGAATACAGCGAAACTCTGGGAAGGTTGAAGCAGGAATATGGAAGTAACTTCGATACCGTTGTTGCACAATGCAATAAGGCTATGGAAACTTTCGGCCTGACAGATGTCATGCGGGAGAAGGGACTGCTCAACAACTATACCGTTATCAAGGCTCTGGCAAATATCGGAGAAAAAATGTCTGAAAGTAAACTCAAAGGTGATTCCGGTACTCCCTCCGGTATGGATCCGGCTTCCAGGCTTGCAGAAATCAGGAACAATCCGGATGATCCTTACTATCACAAAGAACATCCGGCGCACAAGGCAAGGGTCGCCGAAGTAAATGGAATTTTGGCAGCTCTGGCAAAAGCGCAATAAATCAGTATCAGTACAGGCGGCGTAAAAGCCGCCTTTTTTGTGCATGAAAAAGCCGCTGCAATATTTCAAAACGGCGTTTGCTATATTAAGTATCAGAATCAAAAGGCTATGGGAAATTCCTTGGAGAATCCAGATGCTTTATGGTGTACAGCAGAGAAAGGCGTTTTTCTGCGAATGATCCTGCAAGGGTGCGGGGCAATCATAAAGTCACACGCGGGATAAGCCAAAATACAAAGGAGTTTATTATGGCTGAATTGGCAGAAATCTATGCAAAACAGTACGGTGCCAATGTATATACCATGGCACAGCAGCGGGGAAGCGTATTGCGTTCCTATGTAACTGTCGAAGAAATGAAGGGTGAAAAACGGCACTTTGATCGTGTGAAGCCCACCGCCGCAGTCCGTGTGGCATCCAAATATGCGGACACCCCCCTGGTCAATACGGAATTTGACCGCAGAACGATCCATGGATTTGAATATTCCTGGGCAGATCTTCTGGACTGGCAGGATGATCTCAACATCATTATCGATCCTTGCAGCAGCATTGTGGAAGCAGGCGGTATGGCACTGGGAAGAACCATGGACGATGTTATCATCGAAAATGCCTTTGATGGTGTTGCGTATGAGGGGCGCGATGGTTTGACCCAGGTCAATTTCCCCGATGCTCAGAAGATCGCTATTTCTTATGGCGGCACGGGCAATACCGGCTTGACCATTGAAAAACTCCGCCGCGCTTACTCTGCTTTCGGCAAGGCAGATATTGATCTTTCTGCCCCCGGAAATGAACTCTTTATCGCAGTTACCCAGCGTCAGATGGATGACCTTCTCGAAGGCGTGGATGTGAAAAATTCTCTTTACTCCGCCATGATGGATCTCTATTGCGGCAAAACGGATAAATTCCTCGGCTTCAAATTCGTTCGTACCGAACGTCTGAAAAAAGCCGTCTCCGGTGGAGGGTATTCCCGTACTTGTGCCGCATGGTGTAAATCCGGTGTCATCCTCTGCGTCCCCCAGGAGATCAAGATGACCGTCAACACTCGTGCCGATAAAAACAATATCTGGCAGGCAGAAGCCAAAATGAAGGCTGGCGCAACTCGTATTGAAGATACCAAAGTTGTGCAGATCTTCTGCCAGGAAAACGATTGAGAGGTGAATTATGGCAACAATCAAAAGTAATGTAGCAGAATTGCAGACCGGTGTAGGATTGGGGAAACTTCTTCCCACTTCTCTCGGCGGTCGTGTCCGGTATATCCATGGGGTTATCACTCCTTCTTCTGCCGCTGCCGCAGGGACAGTTCTGGAATTGGCGCGCCTGCCCAAAGGCGCCAGACTTCTTCCTTGTTCCCAGCTGCATTTTGAAGCGGGACAGAATGCCTCTCTTACCGTGAAAGTAGGAGATTCCGCCGATGATGACAGATATTTTGCCGCCGCCGCTCCCGGAGCAAGCGCGACAAGTATCGACCTTGCCGCCAATGCCCTTGGCGAATATATCTTTGACAAGGAAGATGCTGTGATCGTCACAACCGGTGCGCAGGCATTGACAAGCGGTAAAAAGATCGGTTTCGATTTGTATTACGTGATCGATTGATCATAAGGGCTGCAGGATCGATACACTTTGGTGGGTGCTGAAGTGCGTTTTCCTTATCGGTCCTGCTCCCCTTTTTTATAACAGGAGTAAGAAATGGATAGTGTAATGATCTGTAACCTGGCATTGATGATGGTTGGAATACCGGCAATCACCAGTTTTGAAGAAAATAATAATAATGCCAAACTTTGCAAAAGTTATTTTCCGGTATTGCGGGATCGTGTGCTGCGGGATCATACATGGAGTTTTGCAACAGCAGCATACGATTTGCAGCAACTTAACGAGAAAAGCATTGACGCGCATTTTGAATTTGTTTGTGCGCTTCCCGGAGATGTTATCCGGGTGATTGGATTGGAAGATGATTCCCCTTATCGCTGCATTGGAAATAAAATCCTTGTTCAATCAATGCCGGTACGGGTATTATATATTAAACGAATTGAAGATCCTAATCTTTTTGATGAAACATTTATAGAAGCATTGCAATATTTGATTGCATCTGAAATCGGCATGGCAAATACACGGGATGCGCAACTTATCAATTTGTACCGGCAGAAATATGAACGCAGTCTTGCAACTGCCAGAAGTATTGACAGTCAGGAAAACCGGTTTGCGTATCAAAACAATTGCAAACAGAGTTCTTTTATTGAGGCGCGCGGATCACATTCCGGGTCAAGGCGCGTTTCTGGTGTAAAATGGGTTGAAGGAACAGCGGGCAAACAGGTGAAATAATGGCTATTTATGCAAGTTTGAATTGTTTCAATGCCGGTGAACTTTCACCGAAAATGATCGGCAGAAGTGATGTTTCCCAATATGGGAAGGGCTGTCGTAAATTGCAGAATTTTCTTGTTACACCCTATGGCGCAGTTGAACGCCGTCCGGGAACAAAGTTTGTTGCTCGTTCAAAATATTCAGATAAAGCGGTTCGGCTCATCCGTTTTGTTTTTTCTTCCAAAATTTCTTATGTTTGTGAGTTTGGAGATTTTTATATCCGTTTTTTCAAAAACGGGAAGCCGGTCATAAATTCAAATTCAGAGGTGTTGGAGATAGTTTCCCCTTATAATGAAAGTGATCTTGCTGCCATTCAGTTTGTTCAATCCGCCGATGTTATGACCATAGTACATCCAAATCATCCGGTAATGGAACTTAAGCGCGTGGCGGTCAACAATTTTACTTTGACAGAAAAAGAGTTTGAATATCCGCCAGTGCTGGATCCCAATCTGGATGATGACCATACAATCACACCATCTGCATTGACTGGCGATATTACTTTGACTGCATCAAAAGATACTTTTACTGCTGACAATGAAGGTGGTTTTTTTCAGCTTATCCATACTCGGCGCAGCAATGAAATTTCAAAGGATTTTACCGGCAATGGCGTGTCTGAAAGCATTGAAGTTTTTGGCTTCTGGACTTTTACAACACATGGCACATGGTCGGGAAATATAACAATACAGCGCAGTTTTGACAATGGAAACACCTGGGCGGATTTTCGCACATATTCAAGTGAAAAGGATTCTAATACATCCAGTTCCGGTGAAGAAGATGCAAGAGGGGTTTTGTACCGGCTGCAGATGAAAGATTATGCTGCATCCAGTACCGGCACGCTGAAACTTTGCCGCTGTTTATTTGTCAATCCGGATTTTCAGACAACCGGCGTTGTAAAAATAACTGCCGTTACTGACGCAAGGAATGCCAGTGCAACTGTCATTTCAAAACTTGGCGAGACAGCGGCAACTGCTGAATGGAATGAAGGTGCATGGAGTAAACGCAGGGGGTTCCCCTGTACGATCGCTTATTATGAAGAACGCATGATGTTTGGCGGCAATGAGTTTAAGCCGCAAACTGTCTGGGGCAGTAAAACCAACGATTGGGATAATTTTCTGATTGGATCTCTGGATGATGATGGCTTGGATTTCACATTGGCAAGTGATACTGTGAATACTATTTGCTGGCTTTGCCAGCATGATGCACTTGTAATTGGAACGATGGATAGCGAATGGACGCTCTCTGCTTCTGATCCAGCAGCAGCCCTTACGCCTTCCAATTTTCAGGTCAAAAGACAAAGTGTGTATGGTTCAAGAGAAATCGCCGCACAAATGGTGGGCGATACCGTTTTGTTTGTGCAGCGGGGCAGCAGAAAAGTAAGGGAATTTGTTTTTCAATGGGAAAAAAATGGTTATTCCAGCCCGGATATGACGGTTCTGGCGGATCATATAACATACTCCGGCATAAAAGAAACTGCATTGCAGCAGCTGCCGGATTCAATTCTTTGGTGTGTTTTGAATGATGGCTCTGTCGCTGCATTGACTTATGAACGGGATCAACAGGTGGTAGGTTGGCATAAACATATTACGCAAGGTAAAGTCATTTCTTGCTGTGTGCTGCCGGATGGTGATGTTGACGATGTTTATTTTGCTGTCAAGCGCGAAAACTCGATCTGTATTGAAGCAATGATGCCGCGCAATTTTGAAGGTATTGAAAATGCGTTTTTTGTGGATTGCGGCTGCCGCTTTGAGGGAGAAGAGGAATTTATTGGTGTCGGCGGATTGGAACATCTGGAAGGGCAAACTGTAAAAATCCTTGCAGACGGTGCGGTGCAGGAAGATAAGGTGGTTTCTGATGGAACAATTATGCTTGATGTTCCGGCAAAGATTGTTTCGGTTGGCTTGGGGTTTGAAAGTGTTTTATCTCCGATGCCGATTGAGATCGAAATGCAGAACGGGCAAAGTGTTCTGCGGCAAAAGTGCGTTGGGGAATTGAGGATCCGTATGTATGATTCAGTTGGCGGAGAAGCGCGTTGCGGTGGTGATCGCTGGCAAAAAATAATCAGCCGTGATGTCCTTGATGATACTATGGATCAGGCGATTTCTGCGCGGGACGATGTTATTGTTTTTAATGTGTTTTCGGGGAATGATTATACTCCTATTTTGGAAGTCCGGCAAGGGGATCCTTTACCGATGAATATTAACTCTATTGTCGTAACTTACGATGTTGCAGAAAGGTGATTTTACATGAGCAGTATGGTTGACCGGTGCGCAGAAATGGCAAAAGAAGAAGCGCAAAATAAAGCAATGCGCACGGATGAAATGGGGATCGAAGATGTCAGGTGTGCTGTTGATTGGATGACGGAGAGGATCCGGAAAAAAACCGGCAATGATTCTTTGTCTTTCCCTGCCGATTGGATGCCTGAAACCGGTATGGTGGTGGTGGCAAGTGATAATACCCTTCTTGCTGTTGCAACTCTTTATCTGGAAAAAAGCAGCCCGGTTGCAGTTTGCGGCTGGTGTGTTGCCAATCCGCAAAATAAATCATTTGAAAGTTACTCTGCGATAAATCTTTTGATGGCTGCAATGCCGGTTTACGCAAAAAGACTTGGAGCAAAGTATTTGCTTACGACTTTTGGTGATCGCGGGATAAACTCTGTTTTGGATAAATGCGGATTTATCCAGGGGGAAACAAGCGAAAATAAATTTATGATCTTATGAGGTGAATTATGGCAATCAGTTTAGGCGTTGCAACGGCGGTTGCTGCCAGTGTTGCTGCTGCGGCAGCAGTTGCGGGTGGTGCGCTTGGTGTTGTCGGTGCTGTGATGCAGCACGATCAAGCAAAAACTAACGCGAAAATACAGGAAGAAAATGCCCTTGCGCAGCAAAGGCAAATGGAATATAATCAGCGTTTATCTGAACTTGAAGCGCAGCGGGTCGAAGCGGCAACGGCAGAAAATGTAAGGCGGCAACGCTTGCAGGCGGAGCAACTCAAGGCGCAGCAAATGGCTTTGCTCGGTAAGTCTGGCGCAGCAATGACCTCCGGCAGCCCTCTGGCAATATTGGGGCAAACGGCGGCGGATGAGGAATTGAAAGTACAGGATACTGCATACGGCGGTTATAATCAGGCAATGCAGCATCGGGAACAGGGGAAAATGTATGGCTATCAGGGGCAGATGTACGGGTATCAGGCGGCGGCTGCCCGTGCTTCTGCGCCTTCCGGAGCAAGTCTTGCTTTGAATATTGCCGGTCAGGTCGTTAATACAACTGGAAAACTCGCTCAAATCGGCGGCGGTTATGCAACAGGTTCAGCACAGTTGCAAGCGTCCGGAATGGCAGGAAAACCGTTGTTCGGATAAGAAGGAAAGTGAATATGCCAAAAATACCAATGAGTAATAAAGCCGGTGCTGTTCAGTATCAGCGCAGTACAGTTCCTTTGACAAATGTTCCCCGGATCGCTCCTGTTGTGAATCACGATGCAGAAGCACTTGTGAATTTTGGAAAAGAGATAAGCAATGCCGGGGGACGGATTTTTGATGCAGCAAGCGGGGTTGTGTCTGCCAGAAATAAGTTTTTTCAGCAGCAGCAATATACCGAAGATCGCCTCGCTGCGACAGAAGCAAGAAATTTGTATCGTACTATCAATGCCGATTTGGAAAGCCGGATGGCGGAAAATCCAAATGATTATGAAAAATTCAAAGAATGGGCGCAGGAGGCTGACAAAAGATATGCGGACGGAGCAAGGGAATTTACAGGGAAAATGTCTGCCGATTTCAGAAAACAGTTTGAGGCGGAGATGTCCGGTATCCGTGTTGAAAATCTTGGTCGGCGTACCCGGATCGGGATTCAGGCAAAAGTTACTGCGGACTATAATCTTTTTCAAAGTCAATGGAAAGATGCCGCGTTGCGCGGGGATTTGCAAGAGTGCAACAGGATGTTGGAGGAACAGCGCGGCAATTTGATTTCTGAAAATGAATATCAGCAGAAAAAACTTGATTATGAAAGATTGGCTGCTTTTGGTGTGGTAAAGCGGGCAGTTGAAGGAAATGTGCCAGGTATTATTGGCAAACTGAAAGAACGCAATCCTGAAGGCGGATATGTGAATTTTCCCGGCTTGGAAGAATCTGCGCGGGATCGCTTTATTCGTGTTGCAGAGGCGAGAGATGCGCAACGGCGTTCCGATGAAAACGCGGCATTGGTGGATCAATTATCCAGTGGAGAAAATATCACGCTTGAAAGTATAGATAAAAAATTTGAGAGTGATCCATCTCCCGAAGCGCAGCGGCAGAGGATGCAGCAGCGGCAGATTGTGCAGAGATTTCTCAATACCCGTGCCGGTTACAAAGCAAAGGCAACAGCGCGGCAGCGCAAAGATGAAATTAATGCTTTTGAATATAAACTTCTGGCGTTTGATTTTGCTGCTGAAGATGCACTGCGGCAGAAACAGTATGCTGATTTACAGAACGAAATTTTTACAAAATATGCCGGTGATGGCGCAACGGTAAAAGTTTTGATGCGGCAGCTTAATGATAGTTTCAATGCAAAAATCAAACCGGACAGCAGTTATAAACAGAGTTATATCTATCTTAAAGCAAATGCGATGCTTGAAGATATGAAAGATGGATTTTACAGCCGGTATCCCGGTCGCGGTGAAAGATGGTACAGTTGGGCAACAAATGTTTATAACAACAGTGATGATCTTGAAGCAAGAAATTACAAAATGGCAAAGATCCATCTGGATCATTTTATCCGGCAGAATCCATCTGCAACGGAAAGTGATGTCCGTGCTTTTTTAGATAACCTCAAAAGGGATGTTAATTGGGCTGAATGTGATAAACTGGTGCAGTTTTGGGCGCGCCGGTCAACTCCCCGTATTCAAAACAGTTCCATTAATAGCGGAGAAGTTGAACGCATGGTAAATGGGCGTATTGCGATTTTTGGAAAAGATAAGAAGTTTATCAGATGGAAGGATGGTAAATAATGGCTGACAACACAAATCCAAGTTGGGAAGAATCTGTGCCGGTTGAAAATAACACTACAAATCCAAGTTGGGAAGAATCTACGCCGGTTGAAAATCGGATCTTTTCTCCTACAAAAAACAACTGGAAACTGCTGCGCAAATCGTTCGCCGGTGATCCTCTGGCATTCATTGATGATTCCCAGACAAAGGCGGATCTGGAATTTGCAACCAGCAAATTTGAAAATCCGGATCTGGAACGCAAAAAATGGGCGTTGGCAGCATATTTTGCACAAACACGGAGAGAAGAAATCCAGTTTTGTCATGCTAATATTGATACATTGTTGGAGCAATTTTATGGTAGAAAAACTTCTATTGAAGAAGCGTATAGAGATCGGGCAGCGGGGTTTGTCGAAATTCGGGATAAAGGCTTTTGGGAAAGCCGTCCGGTTGCGGCGGTAGTTGCCGGAGAAGGACAAGTGGCGGAATCAACATTTAATGCACTGGGATTTATTGCTAAACTCTGGGCTTTTGATGTAGCAGTTAAAACAAAAATGGATCTGCAAAGAACAAATCCAGAAGCGGCAAAACTTATTCGTGATCCATTTGAAGCCTCTGAATTGGCAGAAAATGCGGTTCGCGGGGTCTATAAAAAACATTATGCGCCAATTACAGCCTGGGCGCAGGGAAATATGGCATTGCCGGAAGATTGGATGACGAACAGTAATTCTTTCGGCAACTGGTGTGCAAATGCCGCGATTTCAACAGTCAATTATCTGCCGCAGTTGGCAGCACAAACCGGTCTTACGGTGGCAACAGGCGGGACTTCTGCGCTTGCAACAGTTTACGGAATCAATGGGTATTATAAGATCAAGGACGATCACCCGGAGATGTCTGAATCAGAAGCCGCTATTTACGGTGTCGGTATCGGTATGATTAACGGTGGGTTGGAAAAAATTACTCTGGGGATCATCAAGGGGAATGTTTCCAAAGAGTTTGCCAAACAGGGAATCAAAAAAGGAATTCTTGAAGCTGCAAAACATTTTGGCTGGGCTTCCGGCAAGGAAGGTATGCAGGAGGCAGCAGAACAGTTTGCGGAAAATTTGCTTGATATTAAAATGGGGCTGCGCGGCGATACAAAGAATTGGAAGGCTTCTCAATATTGGCGTGAAATGACGCGTGGCGTTCCTGAATCTGCCTTCCTCGGTGCCGTAACCGGTGCGCCGCTTGCCGCAGATGCCTATGTTGCCAAACGGCAGATCGCAGCAAGGCAGGATACAATGCGTTCAATGGTGCATGATAAGGTGCAGGAATTGTCTGCCAAAGAAGATCTTTCCCCGGAAGAGGCGGCTGAATTGGAAAAATTAAAGGTCGTTGATGATGCCGGAAATACTGCTGATGTGGAAAAGGCAGCGCAGGAAATCTACGAGAAAGAAATCATCCGGCTGCGGGAAGAAGCAGAACGGGATGCAGAGTTGACCGATGAAGAACGGCTGGAACAGGAAGGACGCGAAGGGGAAGAAAATTATCGGTTGCGTAATGAAAAATTACAGCACAATCCGCAGGAAACAATAGATACAGCCAATGAACTTATCAAACAATTTCCTGACATTGATTTGGATGTGGTTTATTCTCCGGAAGATCTCCCGGCAGATGTTCAGGCTCGGATCGCGGAAGATGATCTGGATGTTTCCCGTGTGCGTGCGTGGGTGGATGATTCCGATACCGTACATTTGATCGCGTCAAATGTGCGTCCGTCGGAAGTGGCAAGAACTTTGGGGCATGAAATCATCGGTCATAAGGGACTGCGTACTGTTTTCGGGGAAAACTTTGATTCTTTGCTGGATCAGGTTTATAAAGATCATTTTGAAGAAGTTTCGCTTTTGGCGCAGCGGTATCACCGGGATACTGAAACGCTTGAAAATCAAAGGTATCTCACCGAAGAGTTTCTGGCGGATTGTGCCGATGCTAAAACAAAGCCCTCCTGGTGGAAAGAGTTTCTTGGATTTGTCCGGCAACAGTTGCGTAAAATTTTGCCGAATATGCGTTTTTCGGATGCGGATATTGAATCTGCATTAAGCCGTTCGGCACGGGCAATGCGCAAGCGCAGCAAGAAAGCGGCAAATGAATTTACAGAGGCAGATGGTTCTGGTGTGCGTTTTTCGATCAGGAACGATGCTCCGCCTGAAAAAACTATGACTGGATACAAAGTTTTTGCAGTGTTCAAAAATAAGCCGGGACAACTGTTTCCGCCGATGGTGGCAAATCCTGGCGGTGTGGCAACTCCGGTAGGTGTGTGGCTTGATGCCGATGCTGCGCCGCGTGCAGAGGATAGTAAAACCGGCAGGATGCGCGTGCAGGCAGGTGGCAAGGGAACAAATACCGGCAAGCAAACTCTGGCATATCGTCCAGGATGGCATTTGGGAGAAATCCCCAAAGCAGATCAATTCAACCGGATTAATCCGGAAACGCAGCAGAAAGAACTTTTCCCGGAAAACTTTGTCTGGGCGGAGTGTGAATTTGCTGCCGATGTGGACTATCAGCAAGAAGCGGAAGGCTATGGATACAATGCCAATGGCAAGTTTCAGCATTCTCTTGCCGGTCTGCCGAAGATCCCGGCAAACGGTTTTTATAAATACCGGACAAATCCAGATCCTACAACTGTACCGTGGTTTATCACCGGTGCAATGAAGGTAAAGCGTATTCTTTCCGATGCGGAAGTTAATGCGGTTCTGCAACAGAATGGATTGCCTCCTATGCAGCGCAAGGGCGGTGAAATGAATTTAGCGGATTACGGGTTGAGTAATGAGGAAATTAAGTTTTCTGTTGCTCCGGTAGTCGATAATCCGGCGTTCAAAAATTGGTTTGCGGATTCAAAGGTCGTGGATGATAATGGTAATCCTCTCGTGGTGTATCACGGGACAAATGCCGATTTCAACATATTTGATAAAGAAAAATTCGGACTGTGGGATAATGGATCTAAATTTCGCATAACCGGGACGGATGAAAATGGTAAACTGAAATTTGAAACGCTCAAAGATGAAGGGTTCTTTTTTACAGCGCAGGAAGGTGAAGCCAAAGATCATGCCGAGGGTGCTGCTGAAATGGCTGGCGGATCTGCCAGAATTATCAAAGCATATCTGAAAGCAGAAAATCCACTTGTGATTGAGATGGATAAATATTACGCGGAAGTAAAGCGTTACACTGCGCAGGATTGGTACGATAAACATACCGGGGAAATTCTGGATCAATTTCACGCAGGAAATTACGATAGTATTATCATCAAAAATCCGCTGCTTGGAACTGCTGGAAATATGTATATTGTCTTTGAACCTAACCAGATAAAATCTGCAATGGATAATGTGGGGACTTATGATCCGGCAAATCCGGATATTCGTTTCTCTGTCGGTGAAGTCTGGACGGGATCTGCTGCGGATTATGATAAACCATCTTTGCAGTATATTGGTACTGGTGAAGGGCAGCAAGTTTACGGCTGGGGACTGTACGGTTCATCCAGTCGGGAAGTGGCAGAGTGGTATGCCAATAACGATGCGCGCGAAAAAAACAAAGAACAGATTTTACTTGACGGGAAGCCGTTTAATTATGCGGCAAGTGGTGGTGGTTTTGAAAATTTAGTGGCTTATGATGTTTTGCTTGATGTCAAACGGCACAGGGGGAATGTTGAAAGCACGCTTGACTGGTATCGCAAAGGCATTGAATCCAGATCATCTCTGGCGGATGATTATAAAGAAAACATTGCTTGGCTTGAAAAAAATAAAGATAGATTAAAATATGTTGCATCCAAAGCCCCGGAAGGTAACAGGCATATTTACCGGCAGACTTTTTGGGATGGGCGGGTTGAAAATCTGCTGGATTGGGATGAGGAAGTTCCAATTACTCTGCTTTTGAATCTTAAAAATCATCTTATTGATGGATATGAAAACGGAACATTGGGTAATGGTATCGGCGAAGATGTGCAGTATAAAACTGTTATGCTTATGTATAATTCAATGTCCGGTGGTGAACTGTATAATATATTGAGCAAGGGGCTTGGTTCTCCGAAGGCGGCAAGTGAATTTCTTTATTCTGCCGGAGTTGACGGGATTACTTATGTAGGGGATTCCTCCGGTGCCAGAAATTATGTTGCTTTTTCTGATAAGGATATTCGTGTGGATGAGCATATCCGTTTTGCTGTTGCTCCGGAAGATGAAAATTTGATCGTGATGCACAATGTAACGGCTGCCAAATTGCGCAAGGCTGCTAAATTGGGTGGGCTGCCTGTGCCTTCATTGGCAATCGTGGATGCTGAAAAAAGCAATTTTGATAATTTCGGTGAAATATCTTTGATCGCAGATAAAAGTCTGATTGATCCCAAAATTAAAAGCAACAAGGTGTATAATGCGGATATTTACTCTCCGCGTATGCCGGAAATAATTTATGAATATACGCAAAGCGATTTTGATCGTGCGTATGAAAAAATAAAACCCTTTGAAACACTTGATCCTGAAGATCGCAATTCTCTTGATAAAACGCTGTATTATTTTGAAAACGGAATGACCGATCGTGATTTTGCAGATGCTCTCAAATCACTCCCGGCAACTCAAAAATGGTACAGCAATACCAATAATGAAGATCTTGATTTTGACACATGGTGGGAATCTGTTGCGCTTCCGGAATTGAATTTTTCGCAAAACGGAAAAATATTCAACGGCTATACACCTTCCGGCAAAAGGAAATGGCTGCCTGCCAATCTGGAAAACATTGTCAAATTGATGACAAAAAAAGTGCGCAACGGCGAAGGATTCAATTATGGCATCGGCAATATTCGCAGCATGAAGGCAAAACAGTTCAAATCAATTGCGGATATTAAAAAATCAAGGAATAATATTGTTTCAGAAGAAACATTTAAGCAGATCAAAAAAGATATTCAAGAAGAATATCAGCAACTCGAAGAAGATATGCGCCGTGCCAGTTCTGATAATGGTTACAGCTGGGGATGGGATACCGGATCTGATTCTTTGCTTGCAATGGCAGAAGGCGGCAGAGATAATATCCAATACCTTGAAGATCGCTTTGGTGATGATCCGGAAATATTGGATAAAATGGCTGCTTTTCTGGATAAACTTGTCAATATGCCTACGGAGCATTTTGAAGCAAAGCCACAGCGGGCGGTTGGCTTTGATGAGTTCAAAGCGGCAGTCGTTCCAGAAGATCTCCCGGCAGATGTCCGGAAGATCCTGGAGGATGCCGGATTGGAAATTTATACCTATGGCAAAACTCCCCGTAAGGCGGCATTGCAAATGGCAACGATGGATAATGAGCTGCGTTTCTCTCTGGCGGAGTATTCCGAAGATGACCAGCGCGATATTGTTAAGATCTTGAAGCCGTTTACAGGACAATATGCCGAACTGAAAGAAGAAGAATATGCCGCGTATCTGGAAAAGCACGGAGTTAAAATCCCCGTGAAAGATGCCTGGTATTTCGCTCTGGAAGCCTGCCGGGAGAATCAGAAGGATGCCCGTGCGCGCGGTATTCAGCGGCGCAACGATTGGCTGTATGATAATTTTCCACTTTATCGGGAAGTTGTTGATTTTACCGGCAGTACAGATTTTGTAATTAAACCGGCACACCGCTTTCATGGGGAAGCCTTTACTGGGGCGTGGATCAGCCCGGAGTTTCGCAAATATTCTGAAAAGCGTTCCAGACGAAAAAAGGAATCAGATGCGCAATACCGTAAGTATATCGACAAAAGAGAAAAAGCCCTTGCAAACGCAGATGGTATGAGTTCCGATGAACTGGCAGAAGCCATTGCCCGCAAATGGGGGCGGGATTCTCTGGATGTGGAGCAGGAAATTATTGATTTTTTCCGGGATCTTTCTAAAAAAGAGTTTTATCACAATTACACGGCGTGGCGTGAGGAAAGTGTTTTTGCCGATAAAGAGGCGCAAAAAGCCGCTATGGAAGAGTGGATGAAGCAGGAGCAGGCAAAAATCGAAGAAGAAGTTGTTGAAATTTTGCAAAAGGGGCAGGTCGTAACAGAAAAATGGGTATGGGATAATCGCAAGGTTTATCAGGAACTTTACCGGCAGATGTTCGATGGCAAAGAAGCACCATACAGCCCCGGTAAAAAAGATCTTGAAGCAATCAATGCGGCTTTGATGCAGGAAGGTGCAAATGCTTCCACCTATGCACAGGCTTATAAAGTGGC